CGTCAAAGGTTGGAGGTGGTAGTCGATGACCGCAGCAGTCCCCAGTGAAGTGCCAAGCGAGTTGATCGCCGGGGATACGTGGGTATGGACGCGCGATCTTGCCGACTATCTCGCGCCTACTTGGGTGGCGACGATCTACTTCGAATTCGCGGGTTCGCAGTTCAGTCAAGCGGCGACGGGATCCGGATCGACGCATACCTTCACGATCGCAGCGGCAACGACCGCGCTCAAGAAGGCCGGTCGTTATCGCTGGTGGATCCGTGCGACTGACGGCTCGACGATTACGACGATCGAAGAAGGCTGGACCGACGTTAAACCAGATCCAGCAGCGACAGGCACGCGCGACCATCGCAGCTGGGCCCGGCGCACATTGGATGCAATCGAGGCAACGCTCGAGGGAAAGGCTTCGGCAGATCAGAGCGCGATGACGATCAATGGACGATCGATCTCACGCATTCCACTGGTTGAGCTCCGAGAATGGCGCAATGAGTTGCGCAACGAAGTTCGAACCGAAGAGCAGGGCGCCGACGCCGGACACGGGCGCGATATCAAAGTGAGATTCAAACGTGCTTGAACAAATTCGTTCGCGAATCGCACGCTGGATCTCTCCAAGCAAGATTCAGCGCAGACAGTACGGTTCCGCGCGCAATTCGCGACTGACAGCCGATTGGCGGCCGGCAAACAGCAGCGCGGATGCAGAACTTGTCAGCAGTCTGACAACACTGCGATCGCGATCCCGACAGCTCGGACGCGACTTCGGCTACGCAAAGCGAGGCAAAGTCGTCGTCGTCAACAACGTGATCGGCTGCGGCATTGGAATGCAGGCACACGTCAAGACATCGCGCGATGAGTTGAACGTTCGAGTCAATGACGACATCGAAGCGACGTTCGAGGAATGGAGCGAAGCCCAAAACTGCCACACCGGTGGAAGGCTCGCGTTCAAGCATTTAGAGCGTGTCGGCATGGGCCAGGTGTTTGACGCCGGCGAAGTGTTTTTTCGGGAGCACTACCGATCGTTCGGTCCACAAGGAATTCCCTATGCCCTCGAGCTGATCGAAGCCGAACGGATTGCCGATGACTTGGCGTCGACGAATGTGCGCCTTGCACCTGGCCATCAGATTCGAATGGGCGTTGAAGTCGACGAGTTTCAAAAGCCGGTTGCTTATTGGATCCGCAAGAACCATCCAGGAGAGGTTCGCTGGAAGGGCGAGCAGATTGACGAAATCGAACGTGTGCCGGCGGAGCAGATCATTCATCTGGCTTACATCGATCGCTGGCCGCAAACACGCGGCGAGCCGTGGATGCACGCCGCTGCTCGCCGGTTGAATGACATGGATGGCTACAGTGAGGCCGAAATAATTCGCGCCCGCGCGCAGGCAAGTCTCGGCGGTGTCATTGAGACGTCGGAAGACGCTGAATCGTTTGGCGAACTGCAGGACGACGGATCCACCGAAATGGAATTGGAACCGGGCGTATTGAAGCGCACGAATCCGGGCGAGAAGGTTCACCTTCCGGCGCCGACAGCACCGAATGCTGCGGCCGATCCATTTTTGCGCGCTCTTCTTCGAGAAGTTGCGGCCGCCATTGGTGTCAGTTACGAGTCGATCTCGCGCGACTACAGCCAAAGCAACTACAGCAGCTCTCGCATGGGCCTGATCGAAGATCGTGATCTTTGGAAGATGATCCAAGCGTGGTTCATCTGCGACTTTCGCTACATCGTCCACAAGCGATGGCTACGCCAGGCGGTGCTCGCCGGCAAATTGAGCACCATATCGGTCGAGGCTTATGCGCTCTCGACTCGCAAATTCGAAGCAGTGAAGTTCAAACCTCGCGGCTGGACATGGGTCGATCCGACGGTCGAGGTTGAAGCCTACAAGGAAGCTGTCAAGAGCGGATTCACGACGGTTGGAGATGTGATCGCTGCCACCGCTGACGGTCGCGATATTGAGGACGTGATGAACGAGCGCGAGCGCGAACTCAAGATGATGGCCAGCAAGGGCCTGGTGTTCGAGACCTCGCCAGAATTCTACGACAAGGAAGATCCACCGCCGAAGCCAGCGAACGTTGCAGGCAATGAACAGAACCCGCCACCTCGGCGGGTTTTTTCTTTTGGGAGCAAGCAATGACCGAACCGACATTGAACTACGACGAGGCCGAGCGAGTCGGCGTGATCTCGTTTCCAAACGGGCACACGTTGCGCGTGAAGAACGTCGACAAGGCCAAAGCCGAGGACTTCTTCAAGCGTCACGCCAAGGAATTTCAGAAACGCGATTGCGTGTTGCACACCTCCGCATGCGTCGAGGTGCGTCATGGCGGATGAAAGTCGCAAACGCAATTTGGCGTTCTCGTCCGAATATCCCTACAAGCGCTGGTTCGGGATCGAGATCCTCGACCACAAGCCAGGCTCGGTGCGAATGGATTTCATGAAGAGCGGTCGCGCGCCACTGCTCATGGGTCACGACCAAAGCCAGGTGATCGGGATCGTTGAGTCAGCGCGTATCGAATCGAAGGACAAAACCGGTCGAGCGGTTGTTCGATTTAGTCGCGGCGCAGATGCGAGCGAACGCTTAGCCGATGTCGACGACGGAATCCTCGTCAACGTTTCGACTGGCTACAAAGTCCACGAGCTCGTCCTCGAAAAGTCCACCGATACCGAAGACACCTATCGCGTCACCGACTGGGAGCCGCTTGAAGCGAGCCTAGTTGGCATCCCGGCCGATCCGACTGTTGGCATCGGTAGACAACTTCAAATTCCCGAAGACACGCCAGATGGCGAAACACAAAGAGCAGAAACAGAGGCCCGCTTATCGCGGGCCTCTTCCGTTGTAACCCCGGCGAAACCCGCCATTATTGAGGTACGTAGAATGGATGAGAAAGAAGCCGCGGCGGCAGCAATCGCCGAAGTCAATTTGAGCGCCGTTGAACGCGAAAAGCAGCGTCGGCAAGCGATCATCAACATCTGTAAGGCCACCAACATGGATTCGCGCGCCGAGGCGCAGTGGATTTCTGACGGTACGCCCTTCGAAGACGCTCGCGACGCAAATGGGCAAGTCACCCGCAAAGGCATCAACACGCAGATTCTCGAAGTCATGGAAGAGCGCGGCAGACAGAAGCCGCTCGAAGCTGCACGCCTTGGTTTGACCACCACCGAAACGCAGAATTTCAGCCTATTCCGTGCGATTCGCGCGCTTCGCTTCGGCAATCAGAACGCACGGTTCATGCGTGAAGCTGCGTTCGAAATCGAGTGCTCGACCGCCGTCGGTAAGCGCATTGGTCGCGAACTGACCTCAAGCATTTTGATCCCGTCGGAAATTCTACAGCGTCCGTTGGGCATCGAAGCGTCGCAACGCGCCATGGCCACCACCCCCGGCTCGAAAGGCGGGTACGCGGTTGGCGTCCAAAACATGGGCTTCATCGACATCCTGCGAAATCGTTCGGTCGCCATGAACATGGGCTCGCGCGTTTTGTCAGGCTTGGTTGGCAACGTGACGTTCGCACGTCAAACCGGCAAAGTGACCGTAACGTGGCAAGCTGGCGAAGGCACGAGTGTGACGGCCGCAGACCAAGCGCTCGGTCAACTCAGCATGACGCCGAAGACTTGTATCGCGATCACTGACGTGTCCGAGCAATTGCTCGCGCAAGCGACGCCTTCGGCGGAAGCGTTTGTGATGGCGGATTTGGCGAACGACGTGGCGATTGACGGCGTCGACAACGCAGTCATCAACGGCACGGGCGGCGCGCAGCCTATCGGCATCAAGAACACGAGCGGCATCACAAGCGGCCAAAGCGCCTCGACGTTCTCGTATGCGAAGGCGTTAGCGTTTCCGGTCGCCGCCGGCGCGGTCAATGCGATTCGCGGCAATCCTGGTTGGGTCACGAACATTGCCGGCGCATCGATCGGCATGCAGCGCCAACGCTTCTCGAGCACGGATTCGCCATTGTGGGAAGGCAACCTCATGGACGGCCAATTGGTTGGCTTCCGTGCGATGTCTTCGGAACAACTCGCGTCCGGCAACATCATTTTCGGTTCGTGGGACGAAGTGGTTATCGGCGAGTGGGGCGTACTCGAGCTCTCCACTGACAACGGTGGCACCCGGTTCAACACAGCACAAGTCGGCATCCGCGCAATGTGGATGGTCGATGTAATGCTGCGTTATCCGCAGGCGTTCGTCGTTGGTACGGATCTTAGCTAATGAAGGTCCGTGCGCTTCGCGGCGTATGCATCGGTGTCGAGCGGCATTTAGTTGCCGGCGACACCGCGGACCTGCCTCCCGCCGAGGTCCCATTCCTAGTCAGTATCAAGGCGGTGGAAGTCGTGAAAGACGAGCCACCGCCTGTGCCGGCGCCGGATCCACCACAACCGACTGAACCGCAGCCGACGCCGAAGAAGCACGGCAAGTAATCCATCCGAATCTGAACCTATGCCGAAGTAACCCCGGCAAAGAGGAGAAATAGTCATGTTAGGTAGTCAAGCATCGGCGGCAACGTCGACCTCTCTCATTGACGCAGCTTCCTGCGCCAACACTGCGGCCGCGACCAGCGGCTCAGCAAAATGGCTCGACGTTCGTCCTTACGACGGCGAGATTCTCGTCACTCAACAACTCGGCGCAGTGACCGGCACGATCGCTGGCAAGTTGCAATCGGCAACCGATGCCAACGGTACCGGCGCTGCCGATATCACTGGCTATACCTTCGGCACCAACACGGCGAACAGCACTTCGACCATCGCCGTGGATCCGAAGAAAGTAGTCGGTGGCTTCTTAGGTTATGTCGGCACCATCGTGACTGGCCCATCGCTGGTCAGTATCGTTGCCTCTGGCAAGAAGCACGTCGTCTAAGACTGCACAAGATGGAGACCGACGCAGACCGCCTGGCGATGATTAAGTCGCTAGGCGGCCTGTCTGTACGCATACGCGGGCAAGATTTCTTTGCCATCTTCGATAACGAATACGCGGATGCGTTTGGAATGGTCGAGGGAAGCTCGCCGGCAATCACGTCTCGCACAACGGACGTCGAGCGGCTGGCGATCGCCAAGGATGACGTCATTGATATCTGTGGGAGGCAGTGGCGAGTCAAGCAGCACCGGCATGACGGCACAGGCATGACAGTCACGTTGCTATTCAAATGAGCCACCGAGCCGAACAAATTGTGGAGGCGATGCAGACGATCATTGCCGCCTTCTCTGGCCTCGCTATCAATCCGAAGAACGTCCACATTCATCGCACGCTCACCCTGTCGGAAGATGTGGGCGAGCTCGATGCGATGACGATCAACTTAGGCGACGACAGTCCGGTGTCCGAATTCGGAACGGACAATGTTGCCTTTATCGATTCAATCTTGAGCGTGCCGATCGTTTCGTACGCCAAAGCGACAACCGAGTACGAACTACGGCGCGCGCTGTCACGTTTGCGCCGGCAAATGCATCAGGCACTGATGGCCGATGTCACGCTGGGCCTGTCCTTCATGGTTCACACCATGTACGGCGGCGCTAAAGCAGTCGAGATCGAAACCGATGGCGACAGCCCGGTCGGTCAGCAAGAAAGTTTATGGCGCGTCCACTACCGCATGAACATTACCGACCCTGGCGATGCATAGCGTCGACTAACCTTTGACACCAACGAACCCCGCCTTGTGCGGGGTTTTTCATTTCTGGAGCACTGAACTATGAGCGGATTACGCGTCAGCAATGAAGTCATCTTGCTGAAGACAGAGGTCACCTACAACACCGACCCGACGCCAGTGGCCGCGACCAATGCGCTGCTAGTCAGCGAGCTGGGATTCTCGCTGCCAAATATGCGAATGAACGATCGCGCGGCGATTCGCGGATCCATCGGGCAGTTGCAGAAAGTCTACGGTGGCAACCTCGCCGAGCTAACTTTCAAAGTCGAAGTGAAGGGATCCGGTGCTGCCGGTACGGCGCCAGAGCTTGGTCCCGCGCTCTTGTCCTGCGGTATGGACGAGACGATCGTCGGTGCGACTTCGGTAACATATCAGCCGCATTCAGGCACTAGCGCCGCACACGCGTCTTGCACAATCTATTACTACGAAGGCGGCCGGAAGCTGCACATTCTCACAGGCTGTCGCGGTGATGTGTCATTCGCCGTGGAAGCGGGCGGCATCATGTGGGCCACCTTCAAGTTCCTTGGCCATTTCACGCAACCAACGGATGCCTCGCAACCATCGCCGACTTACAACTCGCAAGTGCCAAAGGCAGCACTCGGCATGGCGATCTCGCTCAATGGTGTCACGGCAATTGTCGCTCGCTCGTTCAACTTCGCACTGAACAATGTGCTCGAGGCGGGCGGATCGATCGCGGCAACGGACGGCTATGGTCCGGTCATCATCACCAAGCGCGATGTGACTGGCGAAGTGGTGATCGAATCGGAACTGGATTCGGTGCTGGACTTGGAATCTCTCATGGTCGCCGGCACTCGATTCGCCTTCGCGTCTGGCACGTTGGGCAGCACTGCGGGCAATCGCGTTGTCTTGTCCACTCCGAGCAGCTCGACCTATATCACCGACTTTGGTCTGGAAACTTCGAACGGCATTCGTGGCCGGCGTGTTCCTCTGGCCGTCGACGATTCCACCAGCGACCAAGAGATCAGCCTGATCTTCACCTAATCCATGCCAATTACTATCCGCAAACAGCTTGCTCCGTATTGGTTCAAGCTCGACGACAAGGATCCGTTAGGTGCAGAGTTTTTCCTGCGTCCGCTGAACCAGCTGCAGTTTCATGGCTCACGCGAGCACGTCTCGGTGGCTGGCAAGCGCATACGGATCACCATGGAAGGAATCGAGAACACGTTGCGCTATGGTCTGCTCGATTGGCGCAATGTGCTTGACGAAGAGAACAAACCGCTGCCTTGCACATTCGACAACCTCGAGCAGCTCGACGCCGACATTCTAAAGCTGGTCGCTTGGGAAGTACTCAAGGCCAGCGCGCTCAATAGCGAACAAAAAAAAAGCTCATCATCGCCGTCAACCTCGAGTTAGAACCGGAGTGGGCGCCATGCGCCACCTGCAACTGCATTGACGGGCGCGCGGGATACGACAAGTGGGAAATAAAAGGCGTGCTGAAGATGACGCGCACCTGCCCTCGTCGCCTGACCGACTCTGACTCCAAAGAGTGGATCGGTTTATATCGCCATTACAAAGCCGGACACCTGCTGAACGCCGGCGGCATCGCTGACCAACCCGCCGCCTATTTTGAGGCCATGAACCTTATCTCGTCCTGGATCACCAAAGACCGTGACAAACCCAAAGGCTAAATTTGAAATCGTCGGTGACGACAAAAGCGTTGCCGCGTACAAATCTGCCATCAATAACGGCAAGAAGTTCAACGCCGAACTGAATAGTCTTTTCAAAGGCGCCGCGCAGTTTGCCGGCGTTTCGATTGGCATTAACCAGATCGGCGATGCGCTCTATAAAGCTGTGCAGCGCGGTGACTCGCTCGATCGCCTGTCTAAGCGCATGGGCACGACCGTCGAGTTCTTGTCCGCGATGGAGTACGGCGCCAAGCAGGCCGACGTTGAATTCGAATCCCTGACCGCCGGCTTCGACACCATGTCGAAGAACGTCAGCATGGCTGCTCAAGGGACAGGGCGAGCTCGTCAAGCACTCAAGGACTTGAATCTCGATGCCAAGGAACTGAACAAGCTTCCGCTAGATGAGCGCCTAACCAAGATATCGGCTGCCATGGCCGGCGTGCAGAAAGACAGCGATCGCACTCGCATCTCGATGCAGTTGTTCGGCGATGCAAACTTCCTGTCGATCTTTGGTGAGGGTGCGGACGCCATCAAGGAATTCACAGACAACGCCAAGGAAGCCGGCGGTGTCATGTCGACGCTCACGGCACAGCAATTGGCGGATGCCGATACGGCTATCAAGC